CGGACACCTTTCTGGTTTACACAGAGGAAGGTATCAGAGTGGAACAGGACGTTACCACGAGCACCGGACTCAGAAGGTACGTTAGTAGAAACGTAAATGTCGATGCCGTACAGCTCACCGATCTTACCGTTTACTACGCCCTTACCGTTAACGAAGTCAGAGCTTACGTAGCGGTCAATGCCCATGATCTTGTTACGGACCTGAGGAGCAATAACGAACTTACGACCGTCCATAGGTACGTTAGCATCGTCCATCAGCTGAATCAGGTTACGGAAACCTTCATCAGTGAAGTCACCACCAGTACCTGTAACATAGGCACCAAGAGTACCAGCAGTGTCAGTGAATGACTGGCTAGTCTCGTTGTTAGTACCGTCACCGTCACCAATCTCTTTGGTCAACTCGAACAGGTCGCTGTCCTTCTGGAGAGCCAGAGCGTAACCAGCATCGCTAGTGTAGAACTGACGCAGAGAAGCGAGAGCCTGAGTAGCGGTGATATCTTCGATGTGATTGGAGTATTCGAAGTGCTTGTCAATGCTAACTACCAACTCAGTGTGATTGTTAGCTTGCAGAGTAACCTGCGCTTCAGATACCTTCTCAGAAGCCACGCCACGGATGGGCTTAGGAATGTGAATAGTATCACCTTTCTTGCCTTCCATTGACAGGTTACGGACCAGAGGGGCCATTACCAGAGACTTCTCGTAAGCTGCGATCACTTCATCGGACCACAGTTCAGGGATAAATACAGCAGCGGTAGTATTAGTAACGCTGGGAGTGTTGTCAAAAGCCATTTTCTATTTCCTTAATAGGGTTATTTAACCCGACCTTCTGCGTATGCCTGCATAATTTCGTCAGACATAGACTCGTATCGGGCTGGGTCGGTTCGCATCAAGCGAATAATGTCAGAACGTCTAAAGACCTTCTTAGTGCGCCTTGCATCAGGATTGCTACGGCTTGAGCCTGTAGAGGCCTTCTTCACTTCATTCTTCTGTGCTTGTTTCTCTACCTGTTTAGTCTGCTTAACTACTTGAGTACGCTCTGCCCAGTTGCTGAACAACTCAGCGGCACTGTCGTAGTCATAAGACTTATCAGCTTCCTTAAACAAACGCATACGAACTGGTGAAGCCTGAACCCATTCAATGAACTTCGGATTACCGAGGGTTTCGTTCATGTCAGGGAATGCAGACTTTAGCATAGCCAAGGACTGCTGCTTCTTCATCTCTGCTGTAACCGCCTCAGCTTCTTTCAGCTTGGGGTGATTATCAATAGCTCGTTGCACTGCCTTATCAGGGTCAAGGAAGAAATCAACTTCCTCTTCCGGCTCAGGCGCTTGTCGCTTTTCGACAGATGATGTGACAAAATCATCGAATGCCTTCCGAAGTTCCCCGACCTCGTTGGACTGACGCCCTAACGCTGACTCGGCTTCTTGGTGCATCTTAGCAATTTCTGCTACTGTCTTACCCTTGTATTTATCAGGGAGTTCCTCTACCTCTGGCTCCTCAGGGGTCTCCTCAACTGCTTCTTCAACCGTCAGACCTTCGTACATGTCCTCTTGGTGATCGCTTACTGAGTTGTCCTCATAGCCGCCTTTGGCTTCAGATTCTTTTTCCTGTTCAGGGTCAATTAACGTTGCTGCCATTTTAGTTCTCCGTCCTATTTAGGATTGTGAAGTAGAGCTGGGGGGCTGGCAAGCCCTTGCCCCAACTTAGTGATCGTAATTCTTACCAGCGCCTTTCTCATGGTCCTTGGCCCACTTCATAGCGTAGCCGGGGTATGAGTTATCAAGATGACTCTTGATAGGGCTGATTAACCGTTTCGCTACAGCCCCGCAGTTGCAGGTTATATCGTCTCGGTTTCTGTTCATTTTCTCAAATACAGTACCTGTGCTTTCGCACCTGTAGTCATAGATTCTCAGCATCTTCGTACTCACTAAAACCTTGGCGAATGAAGTCTTCGTAGCCTAGCATACGGTCATATACCTCCTTACGCCCCTTAGCTCTGAGGAAGTCCTCAGTCGTAGTGCATAAGTCCAGAGTCTGCTGAGCAGCTCCTGCCTCCATGTCCTCTACGAAGGTAGCCCAACCGGGGGTAGCAAAGAGGTCAATAAGGGTCTCGTAGTACTCCTGATGACTGCTCATTTAGACACCTTCTTAGAGGAAGTTTTAGCTTCTTGGAGTGCCTTTAGTTCTTTGTCCATACGGGCTAGGATAGTGTTGATCTGACTTACTGCGTCATAAAGCTCTTTCTGTACTGCATCTGCTTTTACTAGGGCCATTTCTGGTTCTCCTTTAGGGTTTAAATATTCGCTTGTTTAGCGAGTTTACGGAGCTGCCTTCGCTCCTTACGGGTTAGTGGGACTATGTCATCATCGTTTTCAGGTTCTGGCGTAGGCTCTATGAAATCTACAATCTCGGCCTCCCCCTTTTCTAACTCTGATAGCATCTGTCTGTAGTGACGATTACGAGTGTCGTCAGGGATATGCATACCCTCTAACTCGAACGACTCACCACCTTCTGTTACTCTTCGTATGTATTTCTTCATAATTCTGCGTCTGCTACAAGGTTATAATAATTAGCATAATTGCTGGTTCCGGAGTGTTGAGAATATATCTCTACACCAGTAGGGGATGAGGAAGTAATGCTTGTAGTTTCTAAACCTGTGGCACTGATATCATAAGTGACGGTTGGTGTAACCCTCATAGACACGGGAAACTCTACACTCCCCCTACGTTGCCCGAACCCTCCAGTTTGAGATATAGGTGCCCCGTGTTTAACCCAAGTAGCGTTCTTGAAATAATACCTCTGACACAAAGACAATTCTTCTGCTATAGGACGGTACTCGAAGTCGGTTGCAGTGTCTCCAAATTCAAGCTGTGCCCACGACACTTCCAGCTCATCAGACACCCCCAAGCTAGCACCTATGAACACTGCTAAGCTCGTATTTGTGGCGTTAGGGGCAACGTCTACTTCTATCGTGTGAACGTAATTCTCATAACTCCCAGTTCCTGTGCCTATTATCTCGTTTTCTATAAAAGACTGATTGGAGCCAGAGGAAACAGCATCTCTAAATGCCGAATACACCCTTAAGTTGGCACCGTTTGGAGCTTTTGCCCTAAAACTAAATGTTAGCTTAGTGCCTACCGGGAACTGAGAAGGTAGCCCAACAACGTCTAGCTCGACACCTTGTCCGAAAAACCTATCCCCTGCGTTAGATGCAACTAACCGTATAGCACAGGTCTCTGCGGTATTTGAAACCCTTGCCTGCGTAGCAATCCCAGTTGTCGGTCGCCACCTGTCGGCAACGTAACCACTAGTGCCTGAAAAGCCCCTCTGCCAAATGCGAAAGTCCCCGTTGATTAACAGGTTCTTTCTAGCAGCCTTAGGGAAACTGCCTGTACTGTTGATTATTGCTGTACTCATAATTCTGCGTCTGCTGTGTACTGTATTTTCCAACCAGCGCGGCTAGTATCGAACTGCGAACTTGGGGAATTAATTCTACAAAATGATTTAGAGTCTACTAACTGTGCGATGCCATCGTTAACAGTCCTGCTACCGGGAGCATCGCTAATAGATACAATCTGGATAGTGGGCGCTGTTCTCATCTCCTGTGGAAATCTGCCCGGCCCGGAAGCATAGTTAGCCCCGCTTGCCGCCATCGGCTCAAATGAGCTTTTCCAGTAATACCTCTGGCACAAGGCCAACTCTTCACCAATGGGCCGGTACTCAATCTCTGTGGCTGTGTTGCCTTTTTCTAGCTTAGCTTCGTAGAATCTTACGTTCTCGTTGCTCAGCCCGTCTATGAAGAGCAGTACCGTTAACTGATTGTTCGTAGCGTTAGGGCCTACGTTTAGGTTAAATGTAAGTTCTGCCGTGTCAATACCTCCAGTGCAGGTGTGACTGTTACTTCCTGCGGTGACTACTGTAGACGCATTAGTGTTACTCCCCGTCTCGTCTCGCCACTGAACAATGAAACTAAATGTTGTACCTGTTGGAGCCTTGAACTTAGCAGACAGTGTGTAGTCCTCATTTAGTATAAACGGAGCTTGGTTACCGCTAGCCTCCAGTTCAACGCCTTGTTCTAGGTACATGTTAGTACCTGACCAGACAGAGAGACAAAGACCATCATAGTCTGCGTCATATTGCCTTGACCAAGAGGTCATTTGGGAACCCCCAAGCCACCTATCAGCCGTGTACTGACTATTCCCAGACGATGCGGTTCCTCTCTGCCAAATACGGAAGTCACCGTTAATCAGGAGATTCTTCCTATCGGGCTGGGTTGCTGGCCCTTGGTTTACGCTAGGTCTGTAAGGGAGGATAATGAACCAGTCAGCATCCTCTGCGTATATGATAGGTTGTTCAATAGAAGGAGGCTCTTCAGTTACCCCTCCAGCTACAGAAGAATCAAGGAAATAGTAAGTAGCACTGGTCATTCCGTGTGCTGTTGAATCGTACCTTCCCGATACAGCAGCCTTGAAGTTATCCCCAGAAACTTCTACTACTACAGCTACTCCTAGCGTGTCTACGTCATTAGCCTGAGCCTTAACCCACTCACTACCGTTATAACGAATTACATCTAGTACTGAAAAACTGTGGCCTGTCTGAGTAAGACTGAACTCAGTAGCTCCCCCTTCTCCACCGCCACCATTAGGTGAAGGCACCCAATCAGCATCTTGGCGAGAATAGGGAGTACCGTCTTCCGGTGCCTCCTCTATACCTCCGCTGTATCGTTCAATCCAAGCCTTCAGTTTAGCTGGAGTGAAGTCTTTGATTGTTGACATATAGTTCTCAAGTAAGCCCCCTTTCGGGGGCGTCTAGTTAGCTTTCTACTGTCGGGATATCCTTGAAGTCTTCAGCAGAGCCGTTGACCAGTTCACCGTTGGTCATGTTACCTTTGTCGTCTACTACATCAGGGTATGTGTCTTCACCCAGTCGGCAGTAAGCGGCAATATCAGAGTAATACTCATGGGTTGTAAAATCTTCACCTGTCTGGAAGAACTCATCAATCTGAGGACCGATAAGCTCAGTACCAGAGACAATCAGGTTGTTTACACCGCCGTCCCATGCAGCACCTGAGAAGTAAGCACCACCGGGGCCGGACCACGACTTACCTACTTGAAGCTCAGTTCCGTGATTCTGGCCGCTAACCATACTGGTAGGAATAAACAGGTTAGCACGCATTGCGTAAGTGCCGGACACAGGCTCACCAAGGAAGTACTTAAGACGCTGAGTGGCTGAGCAATAGGTAAACAGGATACGAGAAAAATCACCCGGAGCATACCAAGTGTTAGCTTGCGCTCGTGTAGCTGAGTCGAAGAGGTTGTCATCTGAGGTTACATACAGACCCCAGTTAGAGCCACCACGCTTCAGGTTAATGCTACAACCCCCGTTACGGAATAAGCAGACGTTGTTGCCATCATAACCCGGCTCTACACCTACAAGCGTAACTCCCAGTGACCAGTCTTGAGACCAGTCAAGAGCATTCTCAGAGCCACCAGCGAGGTTAGGGAAGGAGATATAATCGTCTACACCGTCCAGTTCAATGTACTTAGGTGACTGAGTGCCAGCACCAGAGAGTTCAGTGATGTTCACAAAATCAAGGAGTTCAAAACTCCAGACCATAATGCCTTCGCCTAGCATCAGTACAGCATTGATCTTACCCGGCTCCGGTACATAGTCGTTAGTCGCTACTGCCAACAGGCCTTCATCCTTGCTCTTGAAGAAGCGTGAGAAGGAGTTGAACTCTGTTCCATAACCACGGAGTGAAAGCGTCTCTACTCCTAGTGTCTGTAATACGTTACTCATTTACCCTACCTTTACGTTAGTTACATAGAGATTACCGAGGGCCATACCTTGCAGCAATCGTGTGTCATACCTCGTTTCTTCTTCCTCTGGGAGGATTTCATCTACATTTTCTTCTGTTAACAGTTCAGCAAAAGGGTAAAAAGGTACAGCTACTACCTGCTCACTGTCTGCTACTAGGGCATTTACGATCTCAACAAGTGCGTTGTACTTACGTCTAGTCTTTTTGTTCCAATATGCTTCGCTATGTGACTTTAACTCTTCCATTTCTACTCCCTACGAGTAACGTTTAGCGTTAAAATATGTGCCGCCCTGCGTACCAAAAGTGCTGACAGCGCCTGCTTCACCTTTTGGCCCTTGCTTAACTTCTAGTGTCTCAAGCTGCTTCTTAAAGTCAGCAAGCATTGCCAATATGGTGAGGTCTTTCATCAATAACCGCCTTTAGGTAGTCCTTTCTTTACCCTAGCTTTACGATCAGCAGGGGAGTATTTTTTAGGGGTGCTTCTGTGACAAGCAGGTGCTGTAGACTTCAAGGTTTATGCGCCTTGACTCGGTTGATTGAGTCCTTTGTGTGCTTAGGGCCAGATGAGCCGTTAGTGCCAAAATTGGTCGCCATACCTTTGCCTTCTTTAGTAACTACACCTTGATAGCCTTTGTCACGAGTTACCATACGGCCTTTGTCTTCTTTACGCATTACCTTCTCCTTGGGTTAGTTGTCGGATAAGTTCAGCCTCGGCTTCTTGAGCTGAGGTCTGTTGAGCTTGTTTCTCCTTGATCTGCATATCGCGGTCTCGGAGCTGGAGGTCAGCAAGGCGCATCTTCTTCTCGAAGTCAGCGTCCATCTCTCCGTCATTGTTCATATCTGAGTACTTCATAATAGCCTCTTTCGGCATCATGTCAGCTTCGATAACGTACTTCTGTGCTCGACTCTGTGCTTCCATTGCCTGACTGTTCAGAAGGTCGATCTGAGCTTGCAGTACTGCTGTCTCCATCTGTTCTTTCTGAGCTGCCCTAGCTTGTGCTTCAGGGTCAGGCTGAGGAGGAGTCTCCAGAATCTCAATGATTTCCTCTCGGTTAGTAACGTTGAGGTGCTCAATGATAGCCTTCATTACGGCTGCATGAGCAGGACTCTCAGGAGGCAGACTCTGGATAAGCTGAGTAAGCTGACCTACTTCATACTCTCGGGCTACTACACCCAGAGAAGAGATAACCCGGTACTTGTAGTCGCCAATAGGGTAATTCTCAGGGTCGAACTGCATGTACCGATTAGCCGCCTTACGGATAAAAGGCATCAAGAAGTTCTCTTGGAAGTTAACCAAAGTACGCTTCTGGCGCTTGATGATAGCACCCAGAGACATAGACATGCCTGCTGCTGTACCTTCACCGTTAATGCTGCCTGCCAGCCCTGCTGAGTCAACAGCACCTGTGGCGCTCTGTACCATCTCCTGAAGGGCAGAGGCTTGAGCAAAGGTAATCTGATCTACCTGCCCGAAGTGGAAGGGCTGGAGAATTTCAGAAGGGTTACCTGCTGTCATAAAGGTCTTACCGGGGCGTACCTCGAATGAGGCACCTCTGGGGACGCGAGTGGCGTCAATCCCCATCATGGGGTGAGTCGTGAGACCGAGAGCATCTATCCGTGCTCGCATTTCAGCGTCAAGCGCCTTCTGGGACATATATCCCTTCTCACACACACCACGCCCCCAGAAGCGACTAGGTACTACGTCCCAAGAAAAAGCCACAATAGGGCGGTCTTGGCACATATAAGGGTTTTCGATAGCCTTGAGTACGTCACCTTCGTTAGCCAGTACTACGATAGCTTCTACGTACATGCCTTCAGCCTTAACGTCTACACCGTACTCTTCCAGAGCTTCACGAGGTACAAGGCCGTAGTACTTGGTTAGGCGTACACGGTCAGTAGCTGAGACAGTCAGGTCTCGGTCAGCTTCGATTTCCTCATCAGCAGCCGCTAGGCCTACTGTTACTGTTGAGTCGTAGATGCCCTGTTCTTGGGCCATTTCTACGGTGTGAAGCCCTACGAACTCCTCTACGATACAGCCCTGAGCGTCATCAACGCAAGTAGCAGAGGGGTCAATAAGGAAGTTATGAGGCTGAACTGGGTTGATCTTGACAATAGGGCGAAGTACTTCATTAACCCCTACTGCCTGCATCTCTCCTTCCATGATAGGCTGAGTAGCAGGAGCGTAGGTCATCATTTCGTCAATGATAATCTCACCAATACCTGTACCGTAAACGGCTGCATTGATAAGGCACTCACCTACAGAGGAGCGGATACGAGCAAGCTCAAAATCTTCAGTGAGCTTGTTACGGAGAGCCATGATATCCTGAGATTCGTTGTCACCGTACTCGTCCTCTAGGTCGAAAAGAACTCCTGTCTTACCGAAAGAGGCCTCTTCTACCTCAGCTACATTAGACTCTACTGCCTGCTGTGTAGCAGGTGCGATTAGCTTAGAACGCTCTGATTCACGAGTCTTGTCTTCCTCAGCCCACTGGCAACGCCAGATACGGTAGTACTCCTGAAACTTGTCGTCATAGTTACTTTCGTAGTAGTCCCGCCATTCGTTAGAGCGGTCTAGTACCCAATCGGCAATGTCCTGCCCTGCTGGTCTGGCGTGAGGTTCTTGGTCGTAACCACGTTCTGACATACTAGTATCCTGCTATTTCGTCTAATGGCTCCCAGTCGTTATCGACCTCATAGCCTGATTGATAAGGTAGAACTACCATCTGGTCGATGTATGACAAGGCATCAAGCAAGTCATCGTGAACCAGAGGGGAGGGGAAGTTGCTCGCCTCATCTACAAAGTTGATATTCCAGTCACCTTTCTTCAGGTGAATAAAGCCGTTCTCGAACCGGCCAGCCAGAGACCATAAAATACGGTCTGTTTTCTTCTGGTTGCCGTGAGAGAGAAGTTGAATCCTGAAGACCCGAGAGGTCCGTCTCATCAGGTCTTGAAGTGGACCCATTACGGCCTGTTGAGCAATGCCCTTCTCAATGCCTACGCCCATAGGGCGATACTTTTCTACAGCACTGAAAATCTTCTCGGCTGTCTGAGCCAGTGTCCAGCGTCCATAGATAATCTCTTCTACATGCCAGTGCCCGTCATCCGTGACGTACACGCAGGCGATAGCTGAGTTATCTCGCTTTGCTGTCTTACTGCCCCTCTTCTCTTCGAATCCCGCGAGGTCTACTGCTAGGTAGTAGTCACCGGGTACAGCCTCGTGCAGCTCTTCGTAGTAGAGGAAATCTTCTACCTCGAAGTGCTCACTCCCCTGAGCGTCAAATGACGCCATGTATTCCTGCTGAAAGGCCCAGTTAGGGAGGGTAGCCCTAGCATGGTCTACTTCCGCCTTGTCTAGCAGAGGGTTGTCGTAGCTAGTGAAGTGCCACGCATCCCAATGGGGATCACCTCCTATTGATGCGTCTATGTACTTGTCGTAGAAGTGATTACGACCCTCTGGTGTACCAATGAAGATACACGTACCCTTCATGTCGGACAACGCAGGACGCAGAATAGCGTCAAATACGTCAGCCTTCATAAAGGCAAACTCGTCTAGTACTAGGTGCTTAAGGCTTACGCCTCGCAGGGTGTCTGGTCGGTCAGCGCCCTTAAGGTAAATAGTCTGGCCATTGGTAAGTGTCAGCGTCAGGTCATTCTTGTTATGCGACTCTATTATGTCACCAGCAATCTCATACAGCTTGTCCCACATGATATCCTTTGCCATGCCCTGTGTAGGGGCGACATAGAAAACCTTGCCCGCGCCGGAATCCAACGCCTTAAGAACTAGGCTCACTGCCGCAAGATGGCTCTTGCCAGTTCGCCTGCCTGCTGCCACCACTTTAAAGCGGGTGTCACGCTTCATAACCTCAAGCTGCCAAGGTAGCATACTTAGGTCAAGTTTCATCAGGCTCAGCCTCTGCTATAGCCCTGGCATTGGCCTCCATCCGGCGCTGAACTCCGTGAACTATCCTTCCTGCCTTCTCATTCTTGGCCTTAGAAGCCTTATAATCGCCATGATTAAGGTACTCCTTAGCCGCCTTCTTGTACTCACCTTTCTTGATTAACTTAGCAGTTTTATGTGAGTGCTTTATATCCCCTCTATAGACCATAGAGACTAGGGCTTTCTTAGTGTTCTCAGGCAACTTAACGTAGTTTTTGTCAAACTTCATGGCCTTCTGTATGAAAAGAGGCATTACCTCAGTGAAGAAGTTCTTACCGATGAAGTCTCCTGTTAAACCTACGCCTTCTGTGTCAATCATTTTAGTATCTTTGTATACACCCGGTACAAAACCCTCTTCTTCAATTATGTGCTCTGCGATGGGGTCGATCATAGGTTCGCCGTAGTACTGCTGTGCTGCCTTGACTGCCGCTTTACCGTGCAGTCGCTTAGGTTCACCTACTCGCTTAGCCTCAATCGGCATAGGTATTTCGTTTAAGTCACTCATCTGTCACCTCGCTGAATTCCGCCTCAATAGGCTCTTCCTTAGCCTCTACCTTAACGTCAGTAAGGCCTGTGATATTGATCTCAATACCGCCTGAAGCCTTACCGCTCTGCTCGGTGAATGTACTAACTGGTGCAATACGGTCTACGATCAGCTTCCAAGCTGCTGCTTGATGCTTATGGTCGTCATCCATAGCCGCCTTGAATATCGCCTCTATAACCTTAGGGCTATTCTTGGAGTTAAGGAGCCGTTCTCGGTACTCCTTCATAACTGTAGCTTCGCCCTTAGGACGACCTACACCACGTTTAGTCTTCTTAGGTCTCCCGACAGGGTTGCCAGTTGGCTTAGTCATTGTCCCTCCTCGGGTGACTTACTTATAGTCTACGCCTATAGCTAACGCCTAACAGTATAGTCTACGCCTATATAACTATTAAACGTTGCAGCAGGGGCAGGGGGTTGGTTTAAGACACTAAAAGAAGAAAAACACAGAAGAAATAAGATAGTTTTAAATCATGGCTTCTTTT